ACCACATTTGTTCAAAGAAAGTGGTATACTTACTCATATCAAATCCTGAATGATCTAAAAACTCCCAACACTTTTGACCCACATAATTTCTAAAATCCATAAACTGAGTGTCAGTTAGTAATTGAGTTGAATGCCACGAGGTGCCAAAATCACCGTGAGCTTTAATATGAGCTTTAGCTTCCTTAGTTTTTCTGGCTTCTTTAATATATGGATCGGAAGCTTTGTTTAAAGACTTAACAAAGTCTTTTTTAATTTCACTCCATATAGGTGTTACAAAATAATTATTTATATACATTATCTAAAGGGCTTTCCTAAATGCCAGACAACAAGACTATATCTTGTGCCAGCGGTTACTGGTTTAACTCTATGCCATAGGTGTGAAGGAAATACTACGATAGAGCCTTTAGGTAATATTTCAGGTACGCTTCTTATATGTTTACTTTCATCTCTCATATGAGGATCATAATTTCTAAAATCAAATTCTAATTCTCCACCCCTGTACTCTGAGCCATCAGTTAACTGACAAGTCATAGATAGTTTTCTAACTTTGCCATTAGTAGGATCTCCTTCTTTTCTTTGATAAGGCTTATCCCAAGGATCGTTATGCCAATCGTAATATTGATGTAATTTATATTTTGTAAATTGACAAGACTCAGAAAAATCCCACTGAAAATTCCAACCAGCGTTTCTATTGGCTTCGTGTACATAGGGGTGTATTTCTTTATATATCCAAGTATCATTTAACCACACTAAATCTGATTTTCTTTTTCTTTGTATATTTTTAACATCTTCTTTTGATAATTTTTCTTTGTCATAGCCACCGGTTCTAGCTAATACTTCTTCTTTTGATAATGCATATTTAATCACTTCGTCACAGAATCGTGGTGTTAGTGCAGATTTAAAATACCAAAAATAATTAGATAAATTCATAGGTTGTAGTTAAAATAAAGTTTAAAGAATCTTTTTGATTATTGGTTATGTAATACATTTGTGTAGAAGGAAACATAATAAAACCATTATTTCTTAATGGTATATCCCAACTTCTTCCTGCTCTTCGATTGTCGTCATAATGGATTCTAACACTACAGTCTTTAACGTTGACACCATATAACAAAGTGTAATCTGGAGAATTTCTAAGGTCGACTGGATCTATATTAAGTAAAGGAACGGAAATTTCTTTTGGTTTATAAGTATTTCCCCACGTTTCTTTATTAACTAATTGAAAACCATATTCCAGATTAATATGTTCTCTTAAATAAGTATTGAGTTTATCCCATTCTCTTGAAAATGGAAATTTTTTGTTGTGAATTATTGATTGTAAAATGTCGCCTGATAATTTATCTCGGTCAATGTCCCAATCTTTAGGCATTGCCACATCACCATAATATAGAGCTTGCTCTGTTAATACTTTCTTTTGCATACCTACCACCATAAGTAATATTATTTAATTAAACTGTCAATAAAATTATACTGCGGGAGTTTTGTCCCAAGATTGGCCGGCTTCATTCCAGACATACTGAGTCTGAGCTGCTTTTTCTTCATCCGTTAAATCATCTGGAGCGTCACCAATTGGTGAATGCCAAGTAGCTGTAGTAGTATTTAAAACCCAACTTGCATAAGGTTTTTTAGGATAGAATATATTATTATCTTCATCCCAGATCATGCCTATACCTGCATAGTTTCCTCTTAATGCTTTAGAGTCATCGCCTGAACTATGTTTTCCGTGAGATGTATTATAAGATGTTTGAATCCACATTTGAGCAGGCCAGTTATTGTGTCGTTCTAAATATTGTTGTCCTACTGATTCATCTTCAACACCATCAGAGTTAAGCATATCATTATTATTTAAAGTCAATACTTGAATAACTCTTGAGTTAGCTCCTAGTTTTGCAAAGTGTGCCATAATTTTCTCCTTATATATTAATTTTAAATTTGTGTAAATACATATTAATTATTGAAATTTATACCTTATTACTACTACACCTGAACCACCATTTGCACCATCTACACCTGGTGCGTCAGAGCCACCACCTCCTCCACCACCTAAATTGGTTGTTCCTGCCACTCCAGCACCCGCTGGAAGAGTACCTCCAGCACCACCTCCACCTGGACCACCGGTCCCACCAGTAGAAACAGGAGCATTAACTCCAGTAGTTCCACCTCCGCCACCACCGCCTCTTGTTACTGATGCGCCTGTTACTGATGATGCTACTCCGCATCCGCCATTACCCGCTGCGTTACCACCAGGAGTTACTCCAATTGCTCCGGCACCACCACCGCCTGCAGCATTTGTAGCCCCACTTGGGCTATAATTATTAAATCCTTTTCCACCTGTATTTCCTTGAGGAGGAGTTGTTGGTGGAGTATTACCTACTCCTTTAACAGCACAAGGGGTTGCGTGAGGACCAGGGGCTCCAGGAAAAATATATCCACCTCCACCTCCTGAACCACCATCTAGACCTTCACCAGAACCAGGGGCAGCATAAGATGATCCGCCTCCACCACCTGCTGAAGTTATTGAATCAAAAGTTGAAGGACTACCAGTAGTACCAGCAGTTGAAGCAGGAATTCCAGCTCCACCTCCCCCTACTGTTATTGGATAAGGACTTGCGCTAAGTGTAATGGCATTGGTTGGTGAATTTGCTACTAAAGGGGATGCTGTAAAATTATCTATTGTTGCATTTCTTCCTTCTCTATAACCCCCAGCGCCACCACCACCACCTACTCCAGAACCTCCTGCTCCACCGCCTGCTACTACCGTATATCCTACTGTGTTTTCTGCAACTGTAGTTGAAATTGATGATACACAAAAAGTACCTGGTCCCACGAATGTTGCGACTTTGATATTAGCACAACAAGGCGCTGTTGTTAAAGTATTACAAGCTCCACTAACTGTAGCTGTAACAAAAGTTTCTCCTATAACATTTGATGTTGAATCTTGAACATTTTTCCAACCCTCTGTCCCATCTACATACACAAAAGTTACAGATTGACCTTCGGTTGACAAAGTTGCACTAGCATTTGTTCCACCTATTTTTTCTGAACCATTAGGTGTAACTGTTAAATTATTTGATGCAAAAGTATTTGTATAATCTACGACAGAAACTATGTTTCCAGCAGAACCTGCTGGTAAATTCATTGTAAAACCACCACTTGTAGTATTTGCAAAATAACCTTCACCTGTTGCTGCTGTAAAAGTTCCTGTCTTAATACTTCCTGTCTGCCAATCAACTGCACCTGTAGGACCAAAACCTGTTGCTGTTCCAGAGTTTGAAATTGTTGCACCAGAAGGAATCGTGAAAGTATCTCCACTATCTCCTAATGTAACAGTTCCACAATTGGTTCTTGGACTAATTTTATTTACTTTAACTTCACTCATGATTATTGGTATTTATATCTTATTATTACTATACCTGAACCTCCAGCACCACCTACACAACCTCCACTTCCTGGATTAGCAGCTCCACCACCTCCGCCTCCACCAGAATTAGTTGTTCCACTTACTCCATTTCCACCAGAGCCACCAGCTCCACCACCACCTTTACCACCTGATCCTACAGCAGGAGTTCCTGGATGTCCTCCACCTGATCCGCCACCACCAGCATAATATCTATATGAACCACAAGGTACACCATTTGAACCAAAAGCTGTTGGTAATCCAGCACCATCTCCTCCTGGAGATGGGCCTACTGGTCCACTATCAGGAGTTCCCTCACATATGGCACCACCTCCTCCAGCAGATCCATGATCTGGCGAAGTTTGAGCACACCCACCATTTCTACCTTGTGCGGGACTTACTGGAGGTGTATTTCCTGTTCCTCCTGTAGTTCCTCCAGGAGCACCGCCGCCTCCTCCGCCACCAGAACCGCCTGGTAAGCCTGGTTTACTACTTGCACCACTACCGCCACCACCACCACCTGTTGAAGTTATACATAAAGCGACTGAATTTGATCCTTGGGTTCCACATATTCCGCTAGTAGATGTTCCTGGAGCAGGAGCACCTGCTCCAACTGTAATTGGATAAGATTGTACGGCAAGTGTTACAGCTGCTGGTGCAGCTAAAGGTTTGCCAGGATAAGTTAAAGGTGCTAAAGTTGGTGCAGCAAATCTAAAACCTCCTGCTCCTCCACCTCCATTACAGTTTCCATCAGTTCTAGTAGCGCCTGATCCACCTCCAGCTACCACTACATATTCTCCTGCATTACAAGCAGGGGTCGCTGATAACGCACAAACTGAAAATGTACCGGGACCAGTAAAAGTGTGAATTTTATAATCTCCACAAGTAGTAATTGTTCCACCTGTTGCAATAATATAATCACTTCCTTTAGATGCATAGTCATTACTCTGAACTGATCTCCAACCTACTGTTGAATCAATATAAACAAAAGTTATACCTAATCCCTCTGTATTTAAAGTTAAAGGAGCACCAGCTTGTCCTCCGTTAATTTTTTCTGAGCCATTAGGATCAACAGTTAAAGCATTAGAATCAAACGTATTGTCATAATCTTGTAGTGATACAATAGCACCAGCAGAACCTGCTGGTAAATCCATTTCAAAAGCTCCACCTGTAGTATTACAAAAATAACCATTTCCTGAAACTGCTGAAAAGGTTGCTGTTTTAATGGAAGATGTATCCCAATCTACTGATCCTTCTCTCCCAAAACCTGTTTGCGATGCACCTGATGCAAGAGAGACTGTATCTCCACTTTGACCAAGTGTAATTGTTGTTCCACACTTATCAATTATATTAGTGCCTGGTTGATTTTGTACGTTGTCTACTTTTATTGTTGATGCCATAATTCTATATTACCATATCCTATTGAAATTTATACCTTATAACTACATACCCTGATCCACCAGCTCCACCCACTCCATATGTTGAACCATTTGTATAACCACCTCCGCCACCACCTGAACCTGTATTAGCTGCCGCTGTACCACCAGAAGCTGGTCCTTTACCACCAGCGCCTCCACCACCTGGTCCACCAGTTCCTACAGATGATGCACAATTTCTTATTCCTCCACCTCCACCACCAGCTTTGGTTATAGGGGATCCAGTTATACAAGTTGAAGCACCATTTCCTCCCGGACCTCCGGTTCCTGGAGGATTTACTCCCGCTGCACCTGCTGAAGTAGCACCGCCACCACCTCCGCCGCTATCTTTACTAGATGAACCTGGAGAAGCAACCCCTCCTGGATTTCCTTGAGGAGGACTTACAGGTGGGGTATTGCCCGCTCCTGCAGTACTTGTACATGCACCATTTCCGCCTCCTGATCCACCATCTCCTGCTTGACACGAGCCAGGTCCTGGCACATATCCTGCACCAAATCCACCGCCCGCAGACGTTATACTTGAAAAAGTTGAAACACTACCTGCTGCACCAGGGGTTGCAGGTGAAGTACCTGTACCTCCAGCGCCACCAGCACCTACTACTATTGGATAACCTTGTACTGCAGCTGTAATACCTCCGCCTGGATTTGATAATGGACTTGATGTCCAAGCATTAGTGGTAGGAACTGATTCTCTAAAACCTCCAGCTCCTGCGCCACCACCAGCTCCATTTCCGCCAGACCCAGCTCCGGCTCCACCACCTATTACTAAATAATCTATTTTATTATTTCCGGGAGCAGTTCCTGCGTTAGACACACATAAAGTTCCTGGACCTGTAAATATATGAATTTTATAATCACCACATGTTGCTCCTGCGCAAGGCGTACCTCCTGTTGCAGCAACGTATGCGGCCCCTACTACATTTTCTGTTGAATCAGCTGTTGTCACCCATCCCTGAGTACTGTCTACATATACTAAAGTTACCGATTGACCTTGTGTACTTAAAACAGCATCAGTAGTTAATCCAGAAATTTTTTCTGAACCATTAGCTGAAAGTGTAACGTTATTTGCCTGCCAAGTATTAGCGTAATCGGCTAGAGAAACAATTGAACCAGCAGCGCCTGCTGGTAAGTTAACTGTAATTGTTCCGCCGCTCGTATTTAAAAAATATCCTGAACCACTAGCAGCTGTAACAGGAGAATCTCCTGTAACTTTAGCGGTTGTTACCCAATCGACAGTTCCTGTTCTTCCAAAACCTGATTGAGTTGCTCCTGAAGCTAATGAAACCGTTCCACTACAACGACCTAAAGTTACTGTCGTTGCATCTACAGTTACAGTTTTACTGGCTCCACCACCAACTGTTAAAGTTGATCCACATTGTTGTTGAATTTTATCTACTTCTACTTGGCTCATTAAACTATTACCACCGTTCCTGTTATAATAATTGTACCAGGCAAAACCAGAGGACCTGCAAGTACCGCATTTACAACAGTTTGATCTCCCTCAATGGTTGATGCTTGATTAGGTATAAAATCGTTAGGGCTATACTGCCCTCCAATATATTGGATTCCATTTATTGTTGCCGTCATAATTTCTCCTACGAGCTAATAGTATCAATGTATGAACAAGTAACATCAAGTGAACTTGCGGTATCACTGACTGCTTCTAATACATCGCCACTAGCCAAAACAATCTTCGCTCCACCTTGAATCAATTCGACAGCTGAATTAGGTGGAATCACAACTCCTTTTGCTAAAAAGTAATCATTTCCGCCTTTTGCAATTTTAACATCAATATTAATTGTTGAAGTTAAAATGTTACAGCATCTAATACCTATAACTGCATCATAATTTCCTGCAGTTAAGATAGTAGTATCGCCTGTTCCAATTTCTCGTGCTAGACTGTTTCTAAAATCTTGTGCCATATTTTTTTCCTATTTATAGTGCAACCGCCATTGCAATTGCAAAACCTTGTCCTGCTGCGTTAACCGTATTTCCACTTGCATCTAAATAAACTGATTTAGAAGCAGGCATAGTACAGAATACATCTTTAGTACCAGACGTAAAACTTACTGCTGCATCAGAATTAGAACTTGAGATAGGTGTAGTTCTAGTCAAGTTTGCACTTGATCCATCTAATGTACCAAGTCCAACTTCCCATTCAGTTGTACCAGTATTAAAAATTGCATAGTATGTTGTATTACTATTTCCAATTCCTGCTGCAAAAGTTTCAAAACCAGTTACTGCACCTCCAAGTGCCATAGCACCTACACCAGTTGTAGTACTAGTTTCTTTTACTCTGTCGTTTACAT